CTGGTGCTGTGCGATCCGCCACTGAGGTTGCCATCGAGTCGCGTGAATTGGCAAAACGCATCGGCTCTGCCTTCGGCAGATTACAGACCGAAGTATTGATTCCCATCATTAAGCGAGTTTCTGCTATTCTTACTCGCCGTGGTATCATTAGCCCCATTGAGCTAGATGGTCGTCAGGTTGCCATTAAGTTTATGTCACCATTAGCAAGAGCGCAGGATGGTGAAGACATTCTTAACGTACAACAAGCTGTACAGTTTGTGTTACAGAATGCTGGCCCAGATCAGGCTAAGATTGGATTTAAGCTAGAAGATTTTGGAACGTGGGTTGCCGATAAGACTGGTATGCCTTCCGAGCTGGTTAGAAGTGCTAGTGAGAAGCAACAGATTATTCAGGCTGGCGCTCAAGCTGCACAGCAGGGCATGAATGTTGAGGCTGCTCCACCACAACAAGGACAAACCGCTCTATGAGTTGGGATACAATTAATCAAGCGACCACTAATGCGGAAGATGCAAAGGTGGTCAATGCAGAGAAAAGACAGGCCGCTGCTGAATTGGCTCAAGCGTACAATAAGTGCTTCTCAGGTGACATCGGGAAGCGCGTACTTGAGGACATGACGCGGAGGTTTATCTTCAATAACGACACCCCCTTTGGTGCCTCCAATGTTGATTACGAGGCTGCTTACCATAACGGTGAGTCGGGAGTTGTTAAATTTATTATCAACCAAATGCAACAAGCTGAAATACTGTAAGGAATAATTATGAGTGAAGAACAGGCCGCACCAGAAGAAACAACAAGCGAAACCCTGTTGGATGCAAGCTCCCCTGAACTAGGTGAAGGTGAGTATTTTTTATCCGATGGTATCAAGGGTACAGGTGAGACACCCGAATGGTACAAAGGCGACAAGTATAAGTCTGTCGCTGAACAAGCCAAAGCCTATACTGAACTAGAGAAAAAGTTCGGTGGTTTTACTGGCGCACCAAAAGATGGCTATGCTGGCCCAGAAGGAATTGAGTCTGACGATGCCCTACTGCAAGAACTAACTGAGTTTGCTAACAAGACAGGTATGAGCCAAGAAGCCTTTGGTGATGCGTGGGAATTGTTGTCAGCACAGGGTGAAGCGGTAGAACAAGTTACCCAAGAGCAAGAGATTGCACGACTAGGTGACAATGCTGGAGAGCGTATCAAGAATGTTGAAGGCTATCTAAAGAACAACTTAGATGCCGCTGACTACGATACGGTTCGTGATCTGGTAACTGATGCTAAGTCTATCGAGCTGGTAGAGTATTTGGTTCGTGCTACTGCACCTACTAAGCTGCCTATTGATGGTGGACAGCATCCTACTGGCATGACTTGGTCTGACATTGAAGACCAGATGTTCAAGAAGAATGAGAATGGACAGCTCCTCCGTAGCATTGATGCTAACCATGAAGCCAAAATCCAGAAGATGATGCAGGAATTTGGTGGCGACAAGGCTCACACCCGCACCTTCGGCGGTTGAGTTTATGGGGTGAAAGGTGTATAATCGGCACACTGGACACCCCTTTCTATTAAGGCCCAGTAAATTTAGGTTGAATGCTGACCAAGTTTACTCGGGTACTCAGCTAAAACCTTGAAAAACTTTTTATTATTTATTACTCTTTTTCGAGGAAATCACTATGAGTAAAGTATTATCATCCGTAGCGGTAACGGAGTTTGACAGTCTTGTTAAGCACGCATACCAAAACGCTGGCCTTCTGAAAGGCGCTGTAACTGTACGAAACAACGTAGTAGGTGACACCTACAAATTCCGTAACATGGGTAAGGGTCTAGCTAACCAGAAGTCTACTTCTGATCTAGTAACTCCTATGGACATCTCTCACGACTTTGCTGTAGCAACTCTGCAAAACTGGAATGCTCCAGAATACACAGATATGTTTGATGCTCAGACTGTAAACTTTGACGAGAAGCAAGAACTTGCAAGCACTATCGCACAGTCTCTTGGTCGTCGTTGTGACCAGCTTGTCATTGATGCAATGGACGCAGAAACTACTTATGCTGACACTGTTGGTAAAGACACTGGCGGAACTGCTTCTAACCTGAACATTGAAAAGATTGTTGCTGCTCAAGTTGCGCTTCGTTCTAAAGGTGTTCCTAACTCTAACCTGTTTGCTGCTATTGAAGCAAAAGGTCTGGGTGGTATGCTTAACGAAGAGAAGATCAGCTCTGTTGATTACAACAATGTTAAAGCTCTGGTCAACGGTGACGTTGATACTTTCGGTGGCTTTAAGTTTGTAATTATCGAAGATCGTGCTGAAGGTGGCCTGACTGAAGCAGCTAACGTAGTTGATTCATACTTCTTCTCTCAAGACGCTGTTGGTCTTGCAATCGGTATCGACATCAAGACTGACGTTGATTGGATTGCTGATCGTACTTCTTGGTTGTGTAACGGTATGTTGAAGGCTGGCGCTGTATCACGCGATGGTCTTGGTATCGTTAAAGTTCAATACAACAAAACTGCATAAGGAATATTATCATGGCTTTTTCAAGAGACGGCTTATGCCGAATTGGTGGTTCTGGTGTTGGTGGAGCTACTTGGCAGTATTCTACTGCTGATGCTACTTCTGCTGTTGTAGCAGACACTAACTACTTTGCTTCTGCTAAGGACGAGCTAGATGCTGGCGATGTACTTATCATTGTTGGTACTACTGGTGGAACTCCTACTGGACGTATTTCATACGTTGAGTCAAATGACGGTACTACTGTTGTTTGTGGCGCTGGTGTAGTAATCACTGCGTAAGTAGTAAAACTGAATGGGGCTGCTCCGGTGGCCCCTTTCTTTACAAATAAAGGTTTATTATGGCAAGTAAGATACAGCTAATTTCTAATGCTCTCATTCTAATTGGCGACCTGCCTATAACATCTTTATCAGGCAACTCTCGCGCTGAGACTGTAGCCAGTAACTTGTACGATAACATTGTACAAAACGAATTATCTAAATTCCGTTGGGGCTTTGCTCGCAAGCAAGCTCAACTGAGTTTAACTGCAACTACTCCTATTGGTACGGAGTGGCAATCTGTATACCAGCTTCCTGCTGATATGCTTACCCTTATTAAATTAAGCCCTAGCATTAACTACCAAATTCTTGGCGACAAAGTTTACTGCAACTATAGCGGCGATCTTTATTGCGATTATATTGCTAATGTGTCTGAAACAGAATGGCCTGCATACTTTGCTAAAATGATTGAGTATGCCTTAGCTATGGACTTTGCTCCATCTATTCGTGACAGTGCGTCTTCTATGCAACTACTAGCCCAGCAATACTTGAACGCTAGTCGTATGGCTCGTTACACTGATTCACAGCAACATCCCCAAACAGCAATTCAGGATCAACCATTTATTAACGTGAGGTACTAATGCCTAAGTCACAATTTCAACAAACCAGCTTTGCTAGTGGTGAGTTGTCACCATTACTTAAAGGCCGTACCGATCTTGAGCAATACTACAAAGGCGCTGAGACCGCTGAGAATGTAGTTATTGTTCCTCAAGGTGGCGTTAAGCGTAGACCTGGAACACAGTTTGTGGAAAGCATTGTTCGAGCATTGACTCGTCAATCTGCTATTAATCCTACTATGCCAGCAGCACCTACAGGTCAAGAGGCTGTAGAAGGCGCTAAGATGAATGATGGCAATGATGCTACCTATGGTCAAACAGATGTAAGTGTTGGCATTGGTACTGTTGTAGCTAAGTATGACCTTGGAGCTACGGCATCTACTTGGTCACAGACCTTCATAGACATTAGGAATATTATTGCAGTTTATACAGGGTCGGCAGAGTCTGGTTCAAATGATTATACTTTTGGCGGAATACTGGAGCATTCTGAGGATGATACAACTTATACTCAGCTTACAACTTTTAGCATAAACAATACTAATGCCCAGAACTTTAGATTTAGACTTGATACTCCTGGAAGTGTACTAACAAAAAGATATTGGCGATTAAAAATTTCTATTGCGTCAGGCGTTCCATTTCAAGACTTTGTTGTTCGTATAGGCGAATACGGTTTTAAAAAAGAAGGCTCAGGCATTACCGAAGGAAAAGCATTTGATTGGGAATATGGCCCTGATCAAAACTACTTGGCAATATTAACTGCTGGTAATTTGCGTTTTTATAGAACTCCACACGCCGGTAGTGCAAACACAGTGTATGTTTCTGATGTTGTTGTTCCGTATGCTGCAAGCAAAATCAGTGAAGTTAAGGATGCCCAGACTGAAGGTGTGATGTTAATGTTCCAAGAGGACTATCCGCCCATTCGGATTATCTTTGATGGACTAGACAATATAAACTCTTTTGTTGTAGATGACATTCCATTTGCTAATGTGCCACAGTTTGATTACAACGATAGCGATA